CGCTTTGGACTCACAATCAAGTCCTGGTTTGATAAGGAGAAAGGTTTTATGACTTGGGATAGTCACAACAAGTTTGCCTACAAGTGGCAATACAGAGTTTCAGGTGTACAAGATCAAGGATCTTGGTCAATGGTGATGCCTGGATTTTTATTGCAAAATGTATCCTGGGATTGACAATGATTGAATCTCCTATTATGAAAGTGAAACTTATCAGTGTGACTCCTGATGCAGAGAAGACAATGGCCTATGTTGCTAGAGTGTCTAATCCTAGTAACCAAGATAACGACAACTACGCAGGGTTACTTCGTTATTGTATTAAGCATAATCATTGGTCTGTATTTGAACAGTCTTTTATGACGCTTGAGATTGAAACAAGTCGTGCAATCGCAGCTCAAATTTTACGTCATCGATCCTTTACGTTTCAAGAGTTCTCACAACGATACGCAGATGCAAGTCTGTTGACTGGTCAGATCCCTCTTCCCGAACTACGTAGTCAGGATCTAAAGAATCGCCAGAACTCCACAGATGACCTGCCAATGGACGTGAAGACTAAGTTCTACGATAAGATTCTAGAACACTTTGAACAGGGGTTTAAACTCTACACAGATATGTTAGACGCGGGTGTTGCAAAGGAATGTGCACGTATGATTCTTCCTCTTGCTGTTCCAACCAGAATCTATATGACTGGTTCCTGTCGATCCTGGATTCACTACATCAATCTTAGATCGGCGAACGGCACTCAAAAAGAACATATGGATATTGCAAATGCCTGCAAGGTGGTGTTCGTTAACAAGTTCCCGATTGTTGCAGAGGCCCTTGAGTGGGTCTAAATATATTACCCCTTTGTGATAGTATGGCCACGTATCCGATAGTGAATATAAAAACAGGTGAACAGAAAGAAATTGTAATGAGTATTAACGAATGGGATCAGTGGAAAAATGAGAATCCAGATTGGACTCGTGACTGGTCCGATCCTTCTACTTGCCCTGCGGCCGCAGAGGTGGGTGAGTGGAGAGATAAACTGATTTCCAGAAATCCAGGCTGGAATGATGTGCTCCACAAAGCATCACAAGCGCCTGGTTCTAAAGTCAAGAAACTCTGATATGACTAGAAAAAGGAAGTCTTCTGAACCGATTGGTATTGGACTCACTGCGAAACAAATGAAAAGAAAGAAACCTATCAACAGTGACTTACTGGTTGATATCGATCCTCTTACACCAAATCAACAGAGACTTTTTGATGCATACAAACAGGGTAAAAACATTTTTACCTACGGGTGTGCAGGTACAGGTAAAACTTTTGTGGCTCTTTATCTTGCACTCCAAGATGTTCTTGACGAATACACGCCCTACAAAAAGATTTACATCGTAAGATCTTTGGTGGCCACACGTGAGATCGGATTCCTTCCTGGTGATCACGAAGATAAGTCTGCACTTTATCAGATTCCCTACAAGAATATGGTGAAGTATATGTTTGAGATGCCAACAGATGCAGACTTTGAAATGTTGTATGGAAATCTGAAGTCACAAGAGACAATCTCATTCTGGTCCACATCATTTCTGCGTGGTACAACATTTGATGATTCGATTCTTCTGATTGATGAGGCTCAAAACTTGAATTTTCACGAACTTGATAGTATTATTACCCGTGTAGGTGAGAATTCACGTATCATTTTCTGTGGTGATGCATCTCAAACTGACTTGACCAAGACTTATGAACGCAACGGCATTCTTGATTTTATGAAGATCATTGAACAGATGAATGAAACTTTTGAGATGGTTGAGTTCGGTGTTGAGGACATCGTTCGCTCTGGTCTTGTCCGTGAATACATTATGAAGAAGATTGCTCTTGGTCTCTAATGCAAAGAACATATCATAATTTTCTAGGTGAGATCGAACTAGAGAAGAAAGAAACCAACAACTGTCGTTTCTATCAACTACCAACTGGTGACTGGGTGCCGTCGATCACTTCAGTCACCTCTTTCTACAACCGTCAAATTTTTATCAATTGGAGAAAGAAAGTTGGTATTGAAGAGGCGAATCGTATCACAAAGAAAGCCACAACTAGAGGAACTGATTTTCATGAGGCAGCGCAGTCGTATCTTGAAGGTGGAGAAATCGATTGGGATAACCACCTCCCAGCAACCCAGTTTATGTTCCACTCCGCCAAACCGTACCTTGATAAGATTAATCATATCCATGCTATTGAGCGTACCCTTTATTCTGAGTATTTCGGTATTGCTGGCCGTGTTGATTGTATTGCGGAGTATGACGGAGAGCTTGCTGTCATTGACTTTAAAACTTCAGACAAAATTAAACCAGAAAGTTGGTTAGAAAATTATTTCGTACAGGAAACGGCTTACGCCTGTATGTACTATGAGATGACTGAGATACCAGTCAAGAAACTGATTACAATTATGACAACTCCCTCTGGAGAAGTCAAAGTGTTTGACAAAAGAAACAAAGACGAGTATATTAAGTTGTTAGTTCGATACATTAAAGAATTTGTTACTTACAATCTCCCCAATGAATAAAGACCTGGACAAGGTGCTCAAAGAAAAGTTTCTTTGTCAAACCAAATTCACAAAAGATATCGAAGAACTAGTTCGTGATAATGACGATCTGAATTATATTGACGCGATTGTTCACTATTGTGATCATCACAAGATTGAAGTAGAGTCGGTTGCAAAGTTGATTAGTAAACCTCTCAAAGAGAAAATCAAAGCCGAAGCTATAGAATTGAATTTTTTGAAACGTACATCTCGCGCTCGTCTCCCCCTGTGAAAGTGACACCATTTGAAGTCTATACCACCTACTTGGGAATGAAAAATCACTTCACCAGAGAGAAGTATGATTTCATTAAGTATGGTGGAAAGACCCGTGCATCTGTCGATTCTTTTAACAAAAGACGCGACAGATATTTTTTTGAAAGAATGTCCCGTAAAAAAGATGATGATGAAATTGTAAACTACTTTATTGCAAACTTCATATCTTGTGAAGACCCTGGTAAAATGTGGATAGGTGAAATTATTCAGAATGGAGAAACAAACTTCAAAGAGTGGCAAAGAAGGAATCAATCTTTGTCCTACCTTTTCGGAGACGAAGTTGAAAGAATCTTTACAAGAGATAATTTTGACAGTTACTTCCATACTCAAGGTCAACACCCGAAAATATTGAAATCTTATCTAAGAAAAGATATTTCATTAGAGACACTTATTATTTTAGATAAGATTCTAGGCTTTGCACAACATCTGGACAAGAGGCTGTTAGATCCAGTGTGGAGTACGGTTTCCCTGAAAATAAAGAAGTACAGCCCCTTTCTAAATATTGATGTGCTTCGATATAGAAAGATCCTGAAGGAGAAAATCCAATGAGTTTTTTACAAAGTGAATTGGTTCGTGCGGGTCTCGTTGAGATCAACGAACTGCAGGAGGAGATCTTCAAAGATGCAATGAAGTTTCCCTCTATGTCAACAAAGGATCAATATCAACATCTGGAGAAGTTAGAAACTCTCCTTGAAAAACAAAAGATTATGTATACAAGAGTCTGTCTCTCCGAAGACCCTGAAGCACAACAGATTAAAGAGAACATCATCGACGCATCTAAGATGCTTGGTTTTCCTAGTGAGGTGGATCCTGGTAATCTGTTCAACAATATGCATCTGACTATTCAAAATCTTCGTAAAATGGTGGAAAAGGGTCTTGACAAGTAGTTCATTCCCAAGTATCATTTATGTTGTCGATATCGCCACTGGTGATCAGCACCAGATGGCCAATAAAGGCCAAATCTTACAAAATCCGAGGTATCCAAATGTCCTTTGCCGATCTAAAGAAACAATCCAAACTTGGTTCCCTGACTTCTAAACTTGTAAAAGAAGTCGAAAAGATGAATTCTCCTCAGAGTGGAGATGATCGTCTTTGGAAGCCTGAGGTAGATAAGTCGGGTAACGGTTACGCTGTACTCCGTTTTCTTCCTGCACCTGATGGAGAAGATCTCCCCTGGGTGAAGATGTATTCTCACGCTTTCCAAGGCCCTGGTGGTTGGTATATTGAGAACTCTCTTACTACTCTGGGTCACAAAGACCCCGTATCAGAGTTCAACTCGCGTCTCTGGAACACTGGTTCCGACGCAGATAAAGAAACCGCACGTAAACAAAAACGTAAACTGTCTTACTACTCTAACGTCTATGTTGTGAAGGATCCTTCCAATCCTGAAAATGAAGGGAAGGTCTTTCTCTACAAGTATGGTAAGAAGATCTTTGACAAAGTGATGGCTGCAATGCAACCAGAATTTGAAGATGAAGATCCCATCAACCCATTTGATTTCTGGGCTGGTGCTGACTTCAAACTGAAGATCAAGAAGGTTGCTGGTTTCTGGAATTACGATAGTTCAGAGTTCTCACGCCCATCCCCACTTCTGGAGGGTGATGATCTTGCACTTGAAGTTCTCTGGAAGAAACAGTTCTCTCTTCAAGAACTTGTTGCTGACAGTCAGTTTAAGTCCTATGATGACCTGAAGAAACGTCTTGATAACGTTCTAGGCGCTGCACCCACACGTTCTCGCGTGGATGAAGAGGTTGGAGACGAAGACGACTTCCGTGGTCCTGTAAAGGATCTAGATGAAGAACTGAGTAACAAACTCAACAGTGTGAGTCGTCAACCTGTTGCTGTTGCTGCAGGTGTTGATGAGGATGAGGATGATGCGTTGTCCTACTTCCAAAAACTAGCTGAAGAGTGACGGCCAACGAAATCGTTATCGTTTTTCAAAAATAGTGTGAAAAAAATTTCTGGGGCTTTTTGACCCGCCAGGGTCGCCCCAGTTTTTTTAGCCATATACTGCGCGGTATATGGTTACCCAGTAATTCGAATATTCTCTGTCT